TAGTAGCGGGTTTGCCAAAGACGCCGAGGTAGTAGCGTGAGTCATCTCGTGCAGAACAGTATGCACGTTCATGCCATTAGCAGCGTCGATGTAGATGGTATTCGTTTTGGGTGCGAACATACCTGCAGCTTTACGCCCCGCCAAAGGCGAGATATCGTCAACCACTTGCACCTTCGTAGTGCCAACAACTCCGGCCAACTTGGCAGCGATCTGGCGGATGCGGTCTACTTGGCTAGTCGCAGCAATAGCGTTGAGAGCGAACTGCAAGTCACCACGTTGCAGCGCGTTACGGATGCTGGGCAACAACGCTTGGTTAAGGCCATGCACAGGATCAATAAGTAAGAAGCCCAGCTCGTTCTGAGTATAGGCAAGACCATCGTAGTACTCTTGTACTTCTTCTGGTGTTAGGACTCGATTGTCATTTTCCGGGTCGAAATAATTATACTCATCTTTATTAGGAACTTTACGCTTCTTAAAGCCCATGCCGAGCATGTAAGAATCAAATGCGGTCTGGCCTTTTATGGGCTTGATCGCGCCTACTGGCCCTTCGCCGCGCATCTCTTGTCCTAGCGCAGCGGGTTCTTTAGCTTGTAGTTCCAGAGAAGCAAGTTCACGATTCATCTGTTTTGCAAACGCCGTGTCTTCTTTCTCTTGGATACCCTTCATCGCTTTAGTAACGCCGATATAGGCATCGGATGGGCTGAACTTAGCGGTATCCTGTCTTGCTAGTGCAGCTGCATCAACGATAACAGCCATAGCTTGGGGGGACATGTTACTACGTACCCACTTCCCTGCGTTCATAGCAGACTTGTTAGTCATACCTTTATAGAACGAGAACTGTGCGGGCGTGTAATCTCTCTCTATGGACTGCGTAGGTCCGACTGCCGACACTGCGCCCATTTCGGCGAGGGCATCTACAGGTCTACGGAACCGCTTGAAGTACAACTTAGCAGCTTTAGCTGTCACACCCAAGTCAGCGTCCTTGGTGTTGATAAGTTCTACAATACCTTCTTTGTCCACCGCAGTTGTAACCTCTGGGGTATCGCGAGGGTCGAGTTGAGAGTCGTGGTATTCACGTATTTCAGGTTGTTTGCCACGATTATTCTCGAATGTACTGTCGAGCTGTGCTTGAGCTACGGCACTGCGCGCATCATCTACGGCTTGTAGATCAGCTTGAGGTATGGATGCACCTCGTACTTGGGCGGGGGCAACACGAGGTGCTGGAGGTATCGCAGGGGGAATAACTTGCCCTGCAGTCTCAGTAACTTGGCCGGGAGCCGCCGCTTGCACCATTGCAGGTGTAGCTTCTGGGGTGCCTTGTGGTTGTGGAGCCACTGGCTCCTGTGTAATCGGCTCGGTGACGATTGCGTCGACTTCTTGCTCGAGGGCTTCAACCGCCCTTTTTGCGTTGGCGGCGGCTACAAGTCTTTCGGCAGTTGCTTTATTTCTGGTAGGATCGTCAACTTGTGACGCCTCTAGTGTATCTGCGCCCAGTCCAGTTGGTATTGCATCTCCGCTAACATCTCGCAGATTATCTCCCACTGGTCCCGTGACAGGTGGTGCAACGCCGGTGGTATCTCCACTTGTGCCATCTGCTGGTTCGAGTTGCTCCAAGCTCGGTCCACGACCTTGAACGCCATCTCCAAGTCCGGCATTGATATCTGTAGGTGTGATTCCCAATCCCGCATCTGCGCCTCCTAACAACGCATCTACCTTAGCTATTGTCTTAGCGGGAGCGCCTGATGTTTTTACGTACGTATCCAACTGCTCTTTTACTTTAGGGTCAGTAATAGGCAAACCTACTATTTTCCGAGCCTTGGCTTTACGTAGAGGCGAGTTTTTACTGATACCTAAATCGGTGAGCATCTCTTCAGTGACTACTTGCTTTGCAAGGAACTTGGCTTGCGCCTGATCGAACTTTTGTTGGGCGTTTAGCTCTACGGTAGGCTCTACGGCAGGTTCTGCTGAGTACTCAGCAACTTTAGCTTTAGCAACTTTGACGATTGCTTCAGCCTGTGGCCCCTCTTCCGCCACAACAGCTTCCTGTGCAGGGGTTAGCTCCGTTGGATCGGCGGGGGCAACTGGCTCGGCTGCGGCTACATCGTCCGCTACAAGTTCGTTAGCCTGAGCTTCTACCGCAGCTGCAGCTTCTTCCTCGGGGGTTAGTATTATTTCGGGCACGACAGGAGTTATCTCGCTGCGTTCGCCGAAGCCTGTGGCACGTACGCCGCCACCGATTAGACCACCTGCGATGGCAGCTTCGCGGTATTCGGCAATAGCTTCGTCACTATCAACTTCTAGCCCCGCTTGAGCACGTTCCATCATTTGCTGACCGACTTCAGTCAAGCCCTCAGTAGTAGCACCACCGCCGAAACGCGCAGTTGTACGGACAAATAAAGACTTACCTATTTTAGGTAACGCACCACCCAGCAACAATTTGTCAGACACACCTTCAAGGAGTGCTTGGCCGAAAGTAGCGGTTAACGCGTCACCCACATCGACACTAAGTTTAGTGCCTGCAGCTACTTCGTCTTCCTGACGTTGGATGTTGTTACCGAACAAGATCGGTGCCGATACAAGGGCGGCAGCACCTGCACCGATAACAAACGGGGCAGCAACACCTGTGGCACCAGCTAAAATTGGGGCAGCTACGGCAGCACCTAGACCAAGACCTAGCTGTGTAATTTGTTCGCCAGCAATTTCACCCGCGTACGTTAGCCCAGAACCAAAACCTTCTACGTCGGTAGACTGCATACGTTCTGGTTGTTCCAACTGCAGTTCGCCTAGCTCTTGCCTAGCACGTTCTTCTAAACCCTGCCCATAGTTTGCAAGGAACCCAAGACCTGACTGCTCACCCGCTGTGCCGAGTGTTTCACCAAAAGCCTGCTTAACTTGCTTCTTACCACGCTCATAGCCACGACCTAATGCAGTGCCATCGTCAAACGCTTCTGGGGCTTCCCCAAAACGACTTTCGTATTCCTGAGCAATCTGCGTTCGGTCTTGCCGCAATACACCAGCTAAAACCGCAAAGTCTTCGTCGGTTGGGGCGTCCCCAGCGTGCTCTAGTTCGTACGCTTTACCTGTCTGCGGATCAATGTATTGGTACAGGCCCATAGCAGATGCCCCTTTTTAGTTAAGTTTTTACCGAAGCACCGGTAACTCTAGACGGTCCGCCATCTCCGCCAGCTCTTGGCGTTATGCCCAGACTTGCAGCGTACCTTTGAGTAAGCTCGTTCTGGTAGTATAGCGCGTCTTCAAGAGCTTTGTCAGCTGCTAACTTGTCAGCTGGAGTTTTCGCCTCGGCGAGCGCTTCTCGCGCACTTTGAACTCTGCTATCAGCGTTATTTAACGCCGCTGCGGCTACTGTAGGGGGCTTAGTCGTACCCTTGCGGTTTGCCGCTGCCATCTGTACGTCCCTAAGCATCAGTTCAGCTTCTAGCTTACGCTCTTCGCGGTCGCCTTTTTTGGACTCTCGGAGCGAGGCTAGGCCCGCTGATCCCGCTTTGCCGAAATCACCAGTGCTCATCAGCGTAAAGCCAGCTTGTGCCAGAGCCAACCACTTGTCTTGGTCCATCTGATTCTTCGCGGCCACAATACCGCTCTTCTTGCCGGTACCTGTGCCACCAGTGCCAGTGTCCGGTTTTACCGCAGGGGGCATCGCAGCCGGGTCAGTAACGGTTTTTAAGGCAGCGCCGATCTTTTCCTGTTGCGCCGCAGTCTTTACGCCCTGACCCGGTATCTTATTTATCTCTTTCATGCGGGCGGCGTCATTGATAGAGGCTATGCCAGTATTGGCGGCAGTAGGTACAGTCGTTGCGCCGCCTTCTAGAAGTTTTATTCTTGCCTCGCGTTCTCTTTCTGCGGCATTGGCTTTTACCCTTTCTGCGGCTAAGGTATCAAGACTTACAGCGGCCTCTTGAGGGCTAGTAATAAACGGAGCAACACGCGTACTATATTGTTCCCGCACGAAGTTCGATATACCGGGGTTAAAAACCTCACCTACATCTTTTGCAGCTTCGCTTAAATTTTCTTGCATAAGCAACTGTTTACGGCGGGTATCTAGTGTAATAACTAAGTTGCTGTTACCCGCAGCTTCAGCCTCTGCTATTTCTATGTTTATACGCGCAATCTCTTCTTGGTTATTAACGGATTGCGTTTCTGGATCAGGCACGCGGTACTTGTTTAAAACATCCCTAAATGTGCTGGCCTCCGCATTTTTCAGCGTGTCGAACATGTCCATAAAGCTAGAAGTTTCTCTACCATCTTGGCTCGCTTCAGCCGCATTACGTAGCCCAGTAGCAAGACCCGCGCCGCTATCAGTAGAGAGAGCGTTACGCATCGCGGGAGTATTTAGCTCTGTGGGGCGTATGTTTGTGGGAATGTAGCCACCATCTCCACCATCTCCACCATCTCCACCACCTTGATCCTTAGCGACCTGAGCCTGCTGATAAGGTGTATCATAGGGGTTCCTAGCAACATAACCGGTTTCATCAGGTTCAGGTTGAGTGAGGACAGGTTCCCCACCATAGATTAAATCTTCGGGCATTGCGGCCTGTGCCGCTAAACGCTCTTCGTTACGCCGCTCTTGTTCTGCTCTACGACGAGTTAACCCTGCGATGCCGTACTCTCCGCCGTCACTCTCTTGAATAAGAGGACCACTTTCTAGAACAACACCACTCCCATCACCTTGGTCTGCAGCGACTAGAGCTTGCTGCTGTGGAGTATCACCGGGATAACGAGGTTGGAACACACCCTGTAAATTGGTGGTAAACCGATCTATTTCACTAGCTAAAGGTTCTCTCACATCCATCTGTGGCGCACTAGAATAGCTCTGCGTGGCGTCGAATGCACTGCTCGGTACAAAGTCAGAAGCACCAGCACCGGCGGATGCTATGCCTTGTGGAGAATCAAATACATTTGTGGGAGACTTAGAACCCCGAGCCTCGGCTTGAGCCGCCATTGATTGGGCTATACTATTCAGGATGCTATTTTCTGTAACTGCCCTGCCCTCTCCATCAACAATGGACTGACCGTCTTTTGAAAGGTAGAAAGGAAGACCCCCAACAAACGCTACAGGCTTAGGAGTTGCCGCCTGCTCTGCAGCTAAAGATTCCAAGCCAGTCATTTCTGAGTCTTTGGCAGAGGTGAGGAGGAATTCCGCAGCTAATTCAAGCATCTCAGGATCGTCTTTGTACTCTTCGTACAAGTCTGGGCGCATAACTTTTAAGTTAGCAATAGCAGATAGCGTTCCACCAGACATACTCCCGCCGGGGGCAAGACGTAAAACACCACCGTCGGCCATCCTTTGAGGTTGGTTAGGTTGTGCAGGGAGGTTCGATGCCTGTGCGTTAGGTACACCAGTATTTTGTGTCATATCGGTCTTCGGGGCGAGAGACTGTGCAATCCCCGCAAGTCCCTTTTGAGGTACACCCGCGCCGTTAACCGCTTCTTGAGCCACCGTAGGCTGCATAAGACCCTCTTGCCGCTGCGCATCTTGGCGCATACGCTTACGGCGTTCGATCTCGCCCAAGACCATAAACTGAGGTGCAGACCCTGAAGGCATCTGCATTTCTTTTATTAACTGATCTTCTGAGAAGTTTTTCAGTTTGTCTTGGGTGTCGATCATATTAAGCATTATTGGAACGCCTTGTATAGAGATAGTCCAGAAAGACCCGCACCAGTTACCTGCGAAAGTGTGCTCGGGTTTTGTTGCGGGCTAGTAGTCGTACCTGAAGATGTCGTTGTGCCCGTTGCAGCAATAGGCATGCCGGAAAGGATGCCGGTCATGTTACCGATCTGCTCACGAGTGTAACCTTGCTGTTCAAGGAAGTTAGCATATTCTAAATCGAGGCCCGCTTGGCCTTCCGCTTGTATATTTTGACCAACACCTTCACGCAGCTGCTCGTTTTGGATATCTGTTTGCCGCCCGATCTCTCCCAAACGGGTAAGTTCTGAACCAAGCCCCTGCCCTGTCTTTAATGCTGCGAGACCTGTGTTTGCCCCGAATTGACCACTTGCTTCAGTGCTAGTTTGCACGCGCGCGGCGTCCACGGCACGGCGGTTTTCGTCAGACATCGCGGCAGTTCTATCGGCACCAAACTGCTTGGAGGCGTCTTCGTAGGCTTTCTGCTGCCCAGTGGCTTGGATACTAGCTAGTTGGCCGAGCACTTGCTCTTGTGCTAGACCTTGCTGAACGCCTTGACGTGAGCCACCGAATGCACCTGCTTGTACTGCTTTTGCGTCCCTAGAACCTTGTAGACGGTTAAAGTCTTCTATAGCAGCGTCCTTCTGTATGTTAGTTACATTCTGCATATAAGGAGACATGTACTCAGATACTGCGTCGCCGGTAAACTTACCCGGCTCTTGGAAACCATACTCCGAGAACTCAGTACCAGTGTAGTTACCCAGCTCTGTAGCGCGGTCCATACCCGTTGTGGCGTAGTTTTGTGCGGTATTAAGCCCCGCAACGCCTGTATCGGCTATACCCAGCATGTTATCGCGAGATGCAGCTACATTAGGGTCGGTACCTGCAATGCGCTCGCCTGTGTAGCCTTCGTAGGGCTTAGAGAACTCTGCCTCTGCCTTGGCGATATTGCGCTCAAAGTAAGGTTTCGCCCACGCAGGTAAGTCTGCCTGAGCAGCACTGTTAGTCGTTGTCGTATTATACGTTGTACCACCACCGCCACACATAATTAGCTCCTTACGCTTTCTTCGCCATGTACTCACGCATAGTGCGTGGTGCATTAGTTTCGGCTTCGTTTACAGCATCGAGGAACCCGCCCCCATACTTCTTTTCTAGTGCATCTGCAGTCTTCTTGCGCAGTACAAACTCTCCGTCGGCAAGTAGTACGTCTTGCTGTCCTTCGAGAGATGCAGGGACTTTGTCGTCCACACCGGAACCATCGCCCGGCCCGTTAACCTCACCAGCTTCGCCGTTTGCGAAACGGTCTACTGTATCATCCAGCTCGCCAGACTGCACCTTGTCTACCAAATCTCGTAGCGCGTCTTCACCATAAGCTGCTAAAAACTGCCCTAATACAACCGCTGATTTCTCTTGAGACATCTCACCTTTTACGGCGCTCACTGCATCAGCGATCATAGTCTTTTCGTTACCACCTGCTACTTCGCCGCCTTCAGCCATTCCGAAGGCAGGGGCTGCGAGGCTCGGACCGAACGACAACATGGACTTTTCTCCTAGCCCCGCGCGATCAGCTTCTTCCATGGAGTTGAACCCAGTAGACAGCATAGGCCCCGAGTTATATGCCAGCGGTACGTCTCCCGTAGAGTTAAACCCAAAAGCCGTATTGCCACCAGAAAAAGTTTCTTTTTCTTTTTGGTGGACTTCATTCAGGAAAGTATCTCTTTTCTGGTCAAAGGTCGGGTCGCCGTACGTTTTCTCTATGTAGCTACGATACATCTCTAGCGGTGGAGTACTACGAGACTGTGGATTACTCATCATCATAGCCGTCATATACGCTGGCGGTAGCGAGCGACTACCTAACATGCCCCCCATAGCCATACCTGTAGCTTGACTCTGTTGATAGGCAAGCAGCTGTGCGTAGGTAGGGTTAGATATGAACTGCTGAGACATTGGATCATTAGGGTCGTAGTCAGGGTTAGGGACCGGTTTAAACGCCCCCTGTGCCGCAGCGCCGCTCATATCAGAGCCACCTGTCTGGCCGGGCAGTGCCACTGTAGGCGCAGTCGTCGGGGTAACGCTGGGACCATCGTTACCACTCTGCATTGACGCCATCATAGCGTCGCGCCGTTCTTTTTGTGTAGCGCGATATGCTTCTTCCTCTGCCTTATTTTTAAAATCTGGCTCGGCTAACAAACCTTTAAAGCCGCTAACTGCATCACCAGCCGTTTCCCCAATCCCCAAAATACCCGCACCGGTTTTACCCTTGGTAAGCTCGTTAGTAGCAATACTGCTTAGTAGACCCGGAAGACCACCAGTCGCGGCACCGAAAAGGGCGGACGCATACCGTTGTTTGTATTTGTCGTTAGCATCCCTACGGATTTTCTTCTGTTTGCCATTCACCATGATATTTGCATATCCGGGGCCGTCGTCGTTTTTATTGTTGGGGCTATAGTCGTAAAACTGCGAATCACGGCTACTGTTGTCTTCCGTCAGAACACCATCATTATAAGACATGCCGTCACCCGGCGTGAAGAAGTTCGCTAAAGTCTCTTTAAGGCTATTACCAGAGTCTTTTTTGTCATCGTTGCTGCTATCGTTAGCTGAACCTACACCGTCACCACACATCTGAGGAACCTCTTCATATAAACTGTTAAGCTACTATACAACACGCAGCTTATAATTTCCACCCACAACATCATATCCGAGTTTCTGGAGCATACCCCCAGTTTTCTCGGCACTTAGCCCACTCGAAACACCCATGCAAACTTCGGCAGCGCTGTGGTCTTTGGCCCATTTTTCGAAGGCACGTAGCAACTGCAGGCCTACTCTAGAGCCTCTACTTTGTGGAGACACATACCACAGTGTGTCGGATGCTATCAAGTCTGTACCGAAATAATGCTCTCCGATAGAACCTAACAGCACTCCCGTGTAGTCGCCATTGGCAAAACCGACATAGGCGAAGAACTTATCGGGGTTAGATATGAAGCGATGCACCATGTTCCCAGACTTGATCGGGTTGTAGTCGAAGTCCCGGTACACACTCTCTTGGTGCATCTGGTACCCCAGCACTACAACCGCTGCTATATCGTCTTCTTCTATTGGTCTGATAGGCATAACCTACTACACCACTAATTCGAAGTGAGGTCCATCAATGAAAGGACGCCGGTTCTGTGAGCGGCGCTCATCAATGTAGCTGTTCATAGCATCTTCCATAGTGCCACCGTGAAACTGGGCTATGTTTGATACCGTCCACGCTGCGCCCCAACGGATTGGAACGTCAACTTCACGAGCGGCTTCGGCCATAGCGTCAGCAATGTCATCGTAAAGATTTAATTCCCAAGACCCACGCGATCCAATATACGCCATTAAGTCAACGGCATGCCCGTCAAGATGTTTACTTTTCATGGTTTGAGACGCGCCTTTTTCAACCAAGGCACGTTGCTCTTCCAGAGTTCTCATACCGCAAATGACGCCGAAGTCGATTTTAGACTTGTGGATAGCCAGCTTAACGACGCCAACAAGACGCTCATCTAAGCCGTCTAGCCTATCAAGGCTACGCTGTGATAACTTGTACATTACTTCTTTCCTCCAAAAAACTTAGTTGCTGACCTTACGGCAAAGCTACTGGCTACAATTACACCTAACGTGTATTGATACCAATCTGGCATGGTGGACAAAGCGTCGAACCCATCGGCCACCGTCTTCCTACCCCATTCCCCGCAGAACGAGAGTATGAGCGGGATACTGAAAAGGCCCACAAGATACTCATCTTTCCACGAGTTCTGAGTTCCCTGCGCCATGATACGCTCCCAATCGGCCTCAGACGTAGCAGCGGAGAGCATGATCTTTGCCTTCGCATCAGCCTCAGAAACCTTCATGCGTGTCTCAGCGGCTTTCGTTTCGACCTTAGAGGATAACCATGTACCCGCAAGAGAGCCTATCGGTCCTAGTAGAGCTTGTAACATTATTTAGACTCCTTACCCATCCAAATGCCAAATGACCCTGTAAAGGCCCCAGTTACGACTGATATTAGACCCGCCTGTGATACTGACAGGTCCGGTTGCGAGAGCGCCCATTCTAGGCAGCGTATATACATAATGGTTGTCACCAGCATCATCAGACGTGGTAAAACTTTCCACTCATCAAGTCTTGTTGCCATCTTCTATACTCCTTGCGTACGCAATCGCGTACCTCTTGTGGTGCGTTATTATAACAACTTCCCCATGCTTGTCATATACAACGTAGTCACCCTTCTTGTTCCGGTACAATTTCAAAGCAATACGTCACTATGTTGGAGTTGGTAATAAGCACCTTTGCGTCGTCTTTTGCCCTAGCGCACTCGCCGCTGGATACAAACTGACCAAGCTCAAAATGAGCGACATTGTTGTTGATTATCTGAAACCAAATGAGAACCCACATCACCATTTCTCCATGTAGCGACCAAGTACAAAAATAAGTGCGACCATACCACTTACTGCAAACAGACAACCCACGCATATCATTACTATTTCGACCAACTCTTCGCGTTCTTTTTCACGTTGTTTTTGTGCGGCCCTGCGAGCCTTACGGGCTTCGGCCTGATATAATTGCCACTTGTCCCAAGTGCCGGGAGGCCCGTACAATCTGCACCAAGACTCCAGTTCACGGCGCTGTTCTTGAATATTTTCAAGAGCTTGGAACTCTTCCCAGTCGCCCTCCGACCCGCCAGTTATGGCTGTTATTGGAGAATTCTTTTTACGCTTTACCGCTTCCTTTAGTTCGTCTTCGGCGGATAAGAATTTACCAACTTGGCCGATAATCCCGCCAACCTCACGCCCATTCTCAAGGCATTTCTTGATAACTCCGTAGGCTGCGTTTGCTGCCATGATGGTTTCAAGGACTGCCATAGCATGTTACCGCTCCATTAACCGGTCTATTTTTTCTTCCAGCTTGTCGAACTTGTTCATAATCTGCATCAAAACTTGATTACTGTCGGCCTTGCTAACATAATCACGACCAAACTCTTCGCGAGTTCTGTTCAGCAGAATGGTAACGCGTTTTATTTCTTCGTGTTGGGATTTAAGCCACCAACCTAGGCCGCTAATTACTACGGCAAAAAGTATATTCAAGAGTAAGTCCATTTCCATTTCCATTAGAACACGCTACCGCCTATAGGGGCGGGGGCCGTAATAGGCACGGATACATCTTTACGCTCAGGAGTTTCTTTATCAGTCATACCACTATCCTCAGTTCACCTGTTGAAGTTTTATACACATCATTTACGGCAAGTCCGCCAGTAAGAGCCGCAGCGTTGTTCGCAAATACAGAAAGACCCGTCAAGTTAAGTGTGTACGCTCTGATAGGCCCGGGGTTTGCTAGTTGCTGAGCGTACACAGAAAAAGACCGCGTAATCTGTGACGTATAGGTTTGGCTATACTCAGCTGGGGCTTGGGCAAAGAATGGTACAACAGCGTTACTTACCGACATTACCTTCTCCCGTCGGGTCTTAGGTCAATACGTGTCGTCCCAAGTCTCCACTGAGTGTTTACTTGGTTGGACTCCACTTTTATAGAAACCGCGCGTCCTCGTACCCGAACGTCAAGTTGCTCAGTATATTGCTCTACCGGACTAGCTACAGTGCGAACGGTGTTTCCGCTCTGGGTCTGTGTGGTGCCGCTACCGGGATAAGTCCGTGCATTTAGCGTGAACGTAGCCAGCGGATCGCCCGTAGAGTTTCTAAAGCCTATGTCGGGCATGATTCGTTTAACGGACATAAATTGCTGCCCATCCCCGATATCAACGCCGCTTGACTCGATGTAACTGTTGATTGGGCTTGGGGGGTTCGTACTTCCATCGGAAAAACCGTTTTCTTGGAAGTAGATGTTGCCGTCAGGGGATGCAGCGATAGGGAAACCAGAAACGCCGCTCTGATCCCAAGCGGTACGATCAATAGTACCGTAAAACCATAGGTTATCGGCGTAGTTATACACAACGTAGCGGTCGTTATTTTCGCTAGATGCAGATGGGTAAAACCACCAAACCTCGTTAAATTCGGTGTTGCTGCCCGCCGTGACCTTACTAAGCTGGGAAGTGTTTACATTATCAAATACGTATTCTTCCACAGGGCACGGTATAAGGCTTACGTTACCATCGTAACGGTAAAACACATCGTTACCCATCCAGTAAACAGCGTCTCCAATGGCTACAGCAGCGTTCTGGCCCAATATAGAAGTGTTAGTCGATACCTCGCTTAGACCAAAGGTAAACGGATCACCGATATACTGCAGGGCGCTAACTGATCTATCAGTAAATACGACAACCTGCTGTTTTGTCTGCACGGCTGCTACGATTTTGGAACCCGTACCAATACGCAATTCACCAGCAGTGGTGGTAGGCGATGCGTTCCAAACAGTAAAGCTCTCCTGAGTAGAGAACCGTATGGTTAAAGGGTCTAGAACACCGGGGTCGTCTTCTGGGTCGCAGCCAAACGCCATAACGTGACGATCTCGTTCGGAAACCAGCACAATATTAGCTACTTGAGGTTGAGCACTACCACTTACACTGGTAATGTTTACAGCACGGGAAGATGTCCCTGCAGAGGTGTCCCAGTAGTAAATGCCCCCACCACGGGGGTTTGCCAAAAGGTCTTCACCAAAATTATCCATAGACCAAAGTCGGAGACTAGCCCCCGGGATAGTGACGGAAGCCGCAGAGTTCCAAGCCCCACGCCCCCAAACACCCGCGCCCCAACCGCTACCCGAAGCTGCCGAGTCCAGACCAACGTTGATCTGGTACGCTGCAACCACAGAAGACCCGCCGCCCGTTGCAACGGACGTGGCGGTCCCACCAGTATCTACAATATAGGTATTAGCGTTTACGACCTCAATAACTTGTTGTTCTTGGTTTATTTGAGCCGCCGTTATACCGCCTACGGTGGTAGCTCCAGAGAACGTCACATAGTCCCCAAGAAAAACTCCGTTGTTTGAGTCGGTAATTCTTATATACCCATTGCCGGAGGGATTCCCCGAATTGATCGTTTGGATGGGGTTTGCTCCGAGAGTGACGGTGCGGCGAATGGGCGTAATGTCTACAGGTTGAGCACCATCTAAGACGTAGAGCTTTATATTAGTCCCCGCACCGACAAGTCTAGTTCCTATTAAATTTGTCCAAGGGTGAAGATCACGGCACGTCCCAAGCATCGTAGAACTCGTCAGCTTAGTCCACCCGCCGATTGTCTCAGGCATGCCCAAACGAAATCTTATCTTGTCGCCGTCACGCCACCCACCTTCGTTGGTGTAGTCCGTAGCATCTTGCACGATACCCGGGCGGAACTGGAGCTTTTGTAGTGGCATTATAAACCTCCGGCGGACTTATTATGAAATTGTTGCGGCACTGCCCACGTTACCCGTAACAGTCAGATTCCCTGACCCGTCTATCCGCATGACATTTGTACCTGCGTACGAGAACGTAAGATTAGCGCCAGAGGCTGTAGCGACCCAGCTTTGAGTGCCCCCTGTAACGGTTAAAGGCGAAACGAACGTAGGGGCAGTGGTGATGTCGTCGAGCTGCGTTTGAATAGCAGACGAGACTCCATCTACATACCCAAGCTCTACAGCCGTCAGTGTAGCAGGGATACCGTCAAGAACATTTAACTCCGCAGTAGTCGAAGTCATGCTTGTCAACACATTCAACTCCGCCGTGGACGAGGTCATGTTGTCAAGAACATTTAACTCTGCCGCCGAAGCAGTGACTATGGTGCCACCTAATATCAAAGAACCCAGACTTAAATTTCCGGTAATGTCACTAACATTCGAAGTTGAACCGTCACCTGCGCAGGATACAATTTTAGTCGTATTCCCCGGGATATTAACGCGGGAACCGCCAGAAGCTCCTTGATTAATTTGCACTGTTACTGAGGTGTTATTCCGCATAATATACACATGTTCAGCGTTGTTTGGTGCAACCGTAAGAACATGCCCGTTAGTAGGGCTACCGGACAACTCCAGTACTTTAAAATGCCCTGTCGAAACCTGACCGTCTGAAATAGTAAGTGTGCTGCTGGAACCCGAAAGCCCTAACTGACCTACACCGTTAGTGATACGGTCTATAATTTCCATATTGGTATTTACGGTGTTGCCCCATGTGGCGGACTGTTCGCCGTTAGCAGGCAGCTCTATGCCTGTGTTATCTGTAAATGTACTAGGCATTGGTCATCCTCATGCTGCTATCCCCGTCCAAACCGTACTCGGAGTAGGGTTTACACCCGTCCAAGTGTTCCCGGGATTTGGTATAATTGGCCCCCAAACAACGGCAACCCCTATCTCGCCTTGAGCTACCACTCCGAAAGGTATTACTACCGCTGTCCCTGTTGTTACTACCGATCCTACACTACCTGTAGCAGAAACTCCAGTTACATCTACGTCAGCGCCCGCGTCTACCACAACGAAGTCGGCGTTTACTACCGCCGTGCCAGATACACCTGCTACACTGAACGCGGCGGTCCCTGTAATCGTCGGACTTCCGACTTCGCCTGTACTCTGGACTCCGTCAGGGAAGACGTTAGCCGTGCCCACAAGAATAACCGTGCCTATCGCGCCTGTAGCCGCAACATTAGTTACTGGCACAACGATATTTTCCGTTGCGAATATTGTGACCTCGTCCACAGCGCCTGCAGCTGCAACGCCAGTAATAGCAAAAACAGCGTTGCCTTTTACTGTTGGAGAACCAAGAACACCAGATAGTTGTGGTGAGGTTACTGCTATATTGGCAGTGCCCACTGCCGTAGTTGATCCAACCGCAGACGTAGCGGAAACACCCGTAACTGCGACCCCCGCGCTCGCAGCGGCGGTTATTGAGCCAACAAGCCCGTTCAACTGATCTATAGCAAACGTGCCTGTCGCACCCGCGTCTACCACTACGGTATCGGGATTAACTAGAGCGGTCCCCTCTACGGACCCAAGCGTTAGACCGATCTGATCCCCAGTAACTGTAACAGAACCAACGGCGGTTGTCCCCACAACACCTGTAGGGATAAACAGAAGCTCGCCGCTGCCCGCATCGGCAAGGGCTGCACCAGAAAAGGGGGCAAAACCTAGCATTGTAAGTCCTTATTCAGGTTTAGTGGGCCAAGTGATGTCTGCATCTAACCCGAGTACGGGTTGTCTAAGGGAACCCCGTCTAATGGTTCTCTTTCTTCAGTGTCATCGACGTAAACACCATTCACAATTTGCTTCCTGAATGGCTCTGGATACGTATCAGACTCCATAGTTATAATCGTAGCGTCTTGTGGGCAATTGAAATCAGCGTCTGCCCGTTCACTATAAATTGCTATTATTGACCCATCTGATCTATGGGAAATATAAAAAGTTGCCATCGTAAAACCTCCAAAAACTTCTGCACCTAATGTCTTATATTAAACTACCGTAAACACCTGATAGTTGACGTACTGGGAATTCGTGCCACTAGGAGTAAATGTTACGTTACTGCCCGCTTTGACCTCAAAGTAAACCAAAGGTCTGTTATACCCGTTGTTGGAACCACCGTCACCTCGCACAGCAGCTGCTACTGAACTAACTCCGTAATAAGTTGACGCCGTTGGAGCGTTCCCAATAGTCCAGTATCTATAACTTGTTATGGTGCCTGTAACCGTAAGAGTCAGTGTTGAGGATGTTGTGGCACTAGTTGCAAAGAGAGCAAGGTAACTTATAGCGCCAGCGGTTGTGGTGTAGGCACCAGTACCAAAATGTACTCTGTTGTATGTTGGGTAATACGAACCGCCCGCTGCCGCCGCAATAGTAGCCGTTGTTGTGGAATCCAGAGACGCAATGTTTTGCAACTGCCTGCTGTTGTTAATAACGGACGTGCCGCTTATCTGTATAGCCATCTTCGTGTCCTTTCACTATTAGCTGTTAAGTTGTGTATGTAAAGCAGGCTTAGTGGGCCAAGTTACGTCCGTTGGGAAGTCAGCTTGATCCGTGATGTTTAGCAAGTCCGTGCGGTACTGTGTCCACTCAGCTTGTTTGACTGCGTTTAGATCGGCCCAACGCAGTGGGTTTGACACGGTGGGGTCGACCTCTCTGGCAAGACGGGCGTCACGTTCTGTGCGGACAGACGCGGCCTCGGCTGCATCTAACTCCGCCTGTGTGGGTGCTACATATGCTGTGAAGTTACTCCCAATCAAAGCCATGACCGCATCGTTGTCTATGGTCGTGTCCGTGTCGGATGGATTAAGACCGTAGGGTATCCAACCGTATTGTGGGTGGTTAATCTCTACTTCCATGCGAAGATTGTCAGCTTGGAGTGACGCCGCATTGCGGACTTCTGTGACTGTGATGCTCATTATGAAATCCTTACGAAAAGTGTGACGGGAACTTCATCATAGTAGGGGGAAGCTATGGAGCTTTGCCCCATACAGCGCCATGTGCCGGATAAAGCGGAGTTGGCGTTGGAACCTACGGCGACGCCGCTGGTATAATTGTAGTACCACGCATTTCCAAAATTCCCCACAGCTTCGCCACTAAAGCCCGCTGGAAACAATCCCGTCCCTGCATAAGTAGTGCCAAAGTTAAATGACGAACCTGTACCTGTAGATGCGGTTGTTGTACTTCCAGTATTCCTGGCCCAACAGTAAGTCCCTACAGCACCTGCTGTTGTGGAACCACCCACACCTGTCAAATTAGAACCATCACCGTGGAAACTTGGTGCGTAGATAGGCTCAATAGAAGTAACAGCAAAGTTGTTAACCTCTAGTCGTTCAACACCACCTGTAACAACACGCCACTGATCCGGCTCGTGGAACTGCATATAAGTGTTGGTGTCACCCTCATGGTAAATTGCGTCTACACCTCTGATAGCGTTGTTGTTCATGTCTATAATGTGGCCACTCATAGAGAGGGTATTAGTCATGGTAGTGGTGCTGTTATCGACCACCATGCGTGTTGTCCCACCCGTTATAACTCTCCAAGTATCAGCGGTAAATTGCATATAGGTATTGGTATCACCTGAGTGGTAGATATTTGTTGATACATATAAGTCAGTAAAACTGGGAGATGCTGGTAGGCTGTAGTTGTTAGCACCGTCAGCTACGTTTAAGAGTGTACGAGCCGCCGCCGCTGTGTAAGAGCGTCCATAAGTATCAGCCCCATTTGTACCAGTAAACCTACCCATTCCAGAAGAATTGGCACTAGTAGCGAAAGTCCCTGTGGCGTTAAGCCAATTTCCAAAAATGTAACCACTAGCGTTTCGCTGAACGACTGTGCTGTTCCCTGCGCTGTTAGAAACAGTATAAGGGAAGCTGTAGTTGTTCGCACTTGTAGCTACACCATCCAGTTTATTCTTTAGCGTTGTGGTAAAGTTCTGCTGAGTTAAACCACCAGCGCCTACGCTGTAAGTCGTATTAACCCAAGGGACATTGACCATAGCTTGATTTGCTGAGTTAAGTTGAAGACCATAAGTCCTACTTGCGGTTGCTGTTACAGTGTTTGGAGCAACAGTTTGATCTGTATTGCTGTATAACTCAATACCACCGCGAGCAGTGCTGGTTGCTAACGGCAAGCTATATACTGTGTTGGGTGGTGTTACCCAAGACATCGTACCATCGCCATCTGAGCGCAACCATTGAGAACTTGTACCGTTGCCTGATACGTTCAAATGTGAAGCATCAACCGAGTTGGCAACTAGCTCATTACTGTCAACCGTATTAGCATTTAAACTCAAGCTAATCGCCTCGTTGGTGGCTTGGTTTGTAGTGAAACCAGAGTTAGCTGTTACATCTCCACCAATAGTAATTGTAGCGTTGCCGGGAGACACGTTGACTTGCGCTCCGGATGCAATGCCATCCAACTTTGTACCGTCTACTGATACATTTCGGCCATCAAAAGTAGAGTTGGTGGTTATAGCGCCTGTCATGGCACCACCTGCTTTAGGTAACTTAGTGCTGTCAGCCACAGTAATATTAGCAGCACCGTTAAAAGCTACGCCGTTGATAGTACGAGCCGTCTGCAGTGTGGTAGCCGTTGAGGCGTTGCCCGATAGAGCCGCTGTAACTGTACCTGCAGAGAAGTTACCCGAGCCATTTCGTGCCACGACCTTAGAGGCTGTGTTAGCGGAGGTAGCGTCTACGCCAAGGGTATATGCTTTGTTCTCAGACGCAGACCCCCCACCAGTAAGGTAGGAGCCGTTGGCGATGGAAGAGACATAATTGCCAGTAGTGTCGGTGCCCAAGGCCACAGAGTTGGGCTGAATTGTGGCTGTACCTGTGACATTGCCCGTACCGTCAAACGAGGCTGAAGTCCAAACCACATCACCTGTCATTCCGATTGTTCGGCCAGTAGCTAACGCAGTGGCTGTCGAAGCATTGCCGCTCAAGGCACCTGTAACCGTACCCGCACTAAAGTTACCTGATCCGTCCCGAGCAACGATGGTAGAGGCTGTGTTGGCGTTCGTCGCATTGGATGCAACTGTGAAAGTCCCGCCTTCGGCGGACAACGAGCCAGAGATACCCGTGCCTGAAGTAGCACCAGCACCGACGTAGTTGCCTGTGGTATCTGTGCCCAAAGCTACGGAGTTTGCTTGGATCGTAGCAGTGCCAGTGACGTTGCCCGTACCGTCAAACGAGGCTGAAGTCCAAACGACGTCACCTGTCATTCCGATTGTGCGGGCTGTAGCCAGTGCGGTAGCTGAAGTAACCGGCGTGACTAAGGAGAACTCAGTGCCCGATATCGAAAGGCCTGTACCAGCAGTGTATATTGGAGCGTCGGAGACTAAAGCGAAAACAATGTTTGTTGTACCAAAAGTAATAACACCTGTCGTGGTCATCACGTCAAGCTCACCACCGTGAACCGTACCCTCAGTAATGAAGAACGCGTCGCCTTCACCCAAGGCATCTGGGTCACTTGGGGAGTAAGAGTCCGCGTCTGTGGCGCGAGTAAGTACCCAGTTTGTACTGGCAGAACCTACTGTAGTGACGATGTAGACACCGTTGTGCGCTTGGTTTGTTTGGTCTTGAACCATAACACGGTTGGTTGCGCTAAGAGTAACGCCGTCAAGAACTATAGCCGCTTGGGTGCCTGCGTTAGTTAGTGTTGCACCAACTCCGCTCGAACCGTTGCTATAGGTAGCGTTGAGGTTAGCAGTTGTTTCCGCCCGACAAGCCTGATGGTAGTGGATACCCGCCGCAGCAATCGTGTCTACATACTGTTTGGTTGCAGACTGCAGTGCGATAGTCGGATCGGCGTTTAGGATCAAGTTGCCCGACATGGTGCCGCCAGCTTTGGGTAAAGCAGCATTCGCGGTAGTGTTGAGAGTCTGTATATCTACGCCATCAACCGTACCACCAACAATCAAGTTGTTGCCAATGGTCACATTGTTACTAACATCTTCAATAACGGCTTTATCCGCAGGGTATGTTAGGAATATGTCCTTTGTACCGACACCCCAGTTTACGGCGTTATTAGAGTTTGACGACGAAAAGATAGTCGTTCGGGATATTGAGTTTCCCGAACTAGCGTACGCACCGATACCTACCTCGTAATTTACGTTATCCGTTATAGAATAGTAAACAGTGTCCGCGTTCGACGTAACAACGGAAAAAGCCTGAAAACCGGGGGACGCGCCGCCAAGAGCATACGAACCCGTTCCCGTAGAGTTTGTAGTCTCTTTTACGCGATCAGCTACAACTAAAGCCATGGCTTATACCCCTTTAAGTAAGTTTAAGCTATACGGATAATAGCGTTCGAAGCATCACCTGTTGGGAACTGGATAGTAAATGTACCAGTAGTAGACGTTTTGTCTGACCCGAAATCCAAAACTGCCACTGCGGGATTACCTGCCGCTGAACTGTTATAGATAACCGCGCCCCGCGCCGTGATTGTTGCAGTTGTAAACTCAAGGTCTACAAAATCAACCATGCCCGTTGTGCCACCGGCTTTTGGGAAAGTAGCCGTCGTAGTAAGTGTTCCGCCCCCTGCGGAGTAGCTACCAGAATTTGGAACCTCGTTAGTGGTTCTATAAGTCGTAGTGCTTGCGTCAAACGCAGCGCCAACGTTTGTGTATAACGCAAGTTTAAAAGTGTTACCCGTTGAAGGGGTAAAGTCGTGGACGCTTTTTAAAAGCTCCGGCTTAAACGACGTACACATGAAATTACCACTGAAAGACATGTTGAATTCTCCTTGATCCGTTAACGCAAACTAGCACATTCCGCCAAATCTGCAACAATTATTGCTTTGCCCGTACAACACGGCCAACCCTATAGTCCTGAGTAGGCTCTTTAGCCTCACCAAGCATTCTCAAACCAACCATGGCCTCTGCAAACTTATCGTTGTATATAGCCATTATGTCCTGTTCACCCTTCATAAATATATAGGCTTCAACGAGGCTTCCATACAATAACGCTAACTCAGCGTTAGTACTTAACCACGTAGTACCCGTAGTTGCGCCTGCAGTGATACTAGCAGGGCGGTACAAATAGTGCATCTCACAGTTGTAGTTAGCGTTGGGGGTAGGTACCAAAACCATGTTATCCACATCAAACTGAGCGTAGTATTGAGGTACCCCTTCGATAGAGGGGTCTGGGGCAAACGACTGGCAGAACGAAACGTCTTTGAACTCTACGAAGACTTTCTCACCGTCTACGTTAAAACTCAGGGAAAACGGAGCTAGAAAGTCAGTAGGAGAAGCCAAATACTGACCGCCTTTAGACATTGTAGCGCTGGCGTTCCTACGAAATAAATCCAGTTGAATACTCTTTAGAATACGTTCTTCTGTATTCCGAATAAACAAAGGAATATTAGCTACGAAAGTGGCTTCCGTATTGTCCGTGTAATCTTCGATCGCTGATGTTAACGCCGCGTAGTCCATCAGAACTTACCCCATTCTAAAGTTGCCGCCGCGTGTAGCAGCGCCCATACCACGGCACATCTTGCCGCCGTCTTTCATCTTCTTGACCTTTTTCATATTGCCGCGTATATTGCCTCGATTGCGATCGTACATCTTTTTCACTGCATCAGTTTTCTCTTCCATACTCAATCCACCAGGGCCGCTAGTACTACCTTCTAACTCTTTCGGGGACATCCCTTTAGCATCATTCCGGCTTCTAGGCCGCATGGATTTCTTCGGTGCGTATTTACTAGCCATTATACTTCTCCATCAGTTGTGGTTACGGCGACGCTTCCTACGGAGCTTACCATATATTGCGCGGGGTTCCAAACAGGGTTCCAACCAAACAAACCTCTACCCGGATTTACGTCAGGTCGAGGGTTTAGCAAAGATTGCGGGTCAGATGTATTGACGTTACCTAAGAAGTTCTGAGGTTGGTCAGGATCGAGAACATCTTTGCCCACACGTAACCCAGTCTTTACGCCATGCTGGACCTCAAATATGAGGTCTTCCAGCTTGTAGCGAAACCCGGTCCGGTCACATATACCGTATGCGTGTTTGCCACTGGCGTAAGCAGGCATTAGATAGCCCCCCTAAAAGGAACAACTTGTAACGTAGCGCGATCTTGATCTTCGTTCGCGGCCAAGAGAAACTGAGCCTCGTATTCTTGCTTTAACGGCACGACCCGATTTGCGAGTTCTGGCCTCTTCATAGCGATATAGTACGCTAGACCGGCCACAAGTGCGGGTACAAAACGAGGAGGTACAGAGGTAGAAGCGGCATTAATACCGCTATCGCTGGCTATGCTATCTATACCTTTAAGGCGGTAGTACGCCAATGTGTAGGTTTGCGCACTATCGGGTACGGGCCAGAGTGTGACCTGAACATCCGTAGCGTTACGCTGCACGTAGATTTGCGAGGGCCGACCTGCGCTATTTTTGTTTCCTTGTTGCGAGTAAGTGGAAACACTCATACGGTCTATGTACGCGTCTAACTGCGATACACCTGTACCTGTACGTAGCTGGTGCTCGATTAGATCAATCGTGTCAGCGGGCATAGTGTACGTCGCTGTACCAGCAACCAACGGTATGGTGCCCGCTTCGATGGTGAACAAGTTCAACCCACGGTTCTGCCACTCTAACGTCATAATGTTTAGACTGCGGCGAGCTGACTTAATATCATACCCCGTACGCATTTCGAGGCCAGCACGTTCGTACGCTTCCTCAAACAGTTCGTTTAGTACTGGCACAACTGTTGCCATGATCTAGGCCTTCCTATACTTTGCCGTCTTCTTAGCGATCTTCTTCGGCTGCTTGGCAACCTGTTTACCCTTTTTAGTAGCAGCGCGCTTGGCTTTTGTAGTAGCAGCATACTCTTTGTCAGACAAAGCCTTTATGGCTTTCTTAGGGAGATAACGCTCCCCTGTGGCCTTAGCCCCTTGCGTGGATGGCTTACCAGACTTGGTACCCCACTCCTGCTTGGTCCATTTACTAAGACTTTTTTGACTTTCTGCTTTTGCCATCAACTTTAGCCTTCGCTGTTTTACTCAAATCTTTATAGTGCACTAATTTAGTGCTTGTCTTGCCGTGGGTCTTACCTGTGTGCAACGAACCATCAGGCATCTTGTGTGTACCGCCTTTGTGGACAGTGCCATCCTTTAAGTAGTGGTTAACTCCCTTCACGATGTGTACCCTCCGCCTTTGGCTTTGTACTGTTTAGCAACCATCTGCGCCTTACGGGCACTCCACTGACCCGGCGCACCACCCTTACCACCTGCTTTAATCTTGGCTACAAGGTTTTTACGCATAGTTGGCTCCGTGTAGTTTTTTGCGGCGTTGACCGTAGATTTCTTCTTAGGTGCCATTAGCGCATAGTGCCCTTGGTTTTGCCCTTCATGCAGCGGCCATCGCCACGGGACATCTTACCACCGGAACCCATCTTCTTCATCTTGCCGCCGTAGGACATCTTGCCAACGCCATCAGCGGCATAATCAGGAACCATTTTACCGCTTGGGCCTTTAACCATCTTCAGCTTACCGCCTTTGTCCATCTTCTTGGCGCGATCGCCAGTAAGTTGGCTCCCCATAGAGTAACGTCCCATCATAGTATTCACCATTTAACCTTATCTGCCCAGTAGGCGGCTGACATTTTACCCTTGGCAATGTTCTTGCCGTGACGGGCCTTAAAAGATTTACGTTTGGCCTTCATACGGTCTGACTCACCAACTTTGGGTTTGCCAGCGGTACTAGCGCCTTTCTCCCCAAACCTGATAGTCTTAATCTTATCACCTTCTTTAGCCACAACAATGTGAGACTTCTTCGCGTGATTAGGAGTCCGCTTAGGTTTGTTAAACCCGGATACTCCCGCCCGTGCAAGGCGGGAGTCTTTTTTAGCTGTAGGAGCCTTAGCCATGAGTTACTCTATGAGTAGGGTCATTACGTTCCCTGCGCCTGTAAAAGCGGAAACAAAACAACCGTTGTCAGCAAGGATACCGTCGTTTGGGATATACACGTCGTTCCACCCGGTAGGCAGGGTTAACTGAAGTATAATAGGGCCAGTAGCTGACCCACTACGAATAGTGAAAGCAGCTGTAGCTGCGGCGTTCACTAGAACACCCTGCAACCTACCTCGTGATGGGCCTACAAGTGCAGCGGTATCACCTACTGCAAAGTTATAAGCTCGTACTTCTTGACCAGCCATGCTCTAGTCCTTTTTCTTTGTAGGACGCCCACGTTTTTTCGCAGCTGGGGCTTCTTTCCACGCTTCATTCACGTCAGGCGTAGAAGGATCGTCAGCTTTGAGTGTGCCGTCCGTGTTTCGGGCGCGAACTGCGGTAGAGCCAATGCCCCGTGCCGCTAGTTCTTCTTCAGATGGGGGTGTAAATCTACTCATAACCTACCCCTTATGCTGCTGCGATGGTAGCGCCTGTGTCGGAACGCTTCCAGTTTGTTCCGTCAGAGAAAGCCAAGATCGCTGCGCCTGCTGCGCCATTGGAAACGTAAACAACTGTGCCAGCGCCTGCTGTAGAAGCAGATGGAGCGTTTGCAACAGTGTATGTTGGCACAATAATGTCACCGATAAAACCAGCGGTTGAGGTCACTGGACCTGAAAATGTAGTAGAAGCCATTTTAGTACCCTTTGCATAAGGATTCGCTTTGTAGTCTATGCAACGTCAGGCGGGTATATACCTGTCTACAAAGCTAATGTTGTACCCGTTGGCTAATCATACAGTATGTGTTTACAAAAAGAAAGCCCCGCCGAAGCGGAGCCTTCCAAACCGGAGTTGGTTTGAGTTCTAGGAGCTTACGCGCCTTGTGAACCGTAGATACCCAGTGGATCGGATACACCGAAGCTGTAACGCTCACGCGCTTTGTAGCGCACGTTGCCAGTATCGAAGTCACCGTCCATACCAGTAGCCATTGCAGAACGTACGAAGTGTTTCATACCGTTCGGAATGTCTGTGGTTAGGAACCATGCGTCAGCGTCTGTTAAGTAGTGGTTTAAACCGTAACCACCCGGAACTGCGCCGTTTGAGCTAATCGCGTTAATATCGTTATCAGC